CAAGGCGTTTGCAAAAAAAGTAGGTGTTCCGCAGTCAGTGGGAAAAGATTTTTCAAACGCCGATAAAGGCAAAACTTTTAATAAAGGTGGTGAAATGAGACCTAAAAAACAAGCAATGAGGCCCCGAGTTGACCCAATGGTTTTAGCGGCAATGATGCGTGGTGGTGCGGGTGGCCCTCCCCCCGTCGCTGCTCCAGCTCCTATGCCAATGGGCGCTCCAGCAGGTGCGCCTACCGGAATGAAACATGGTGGCTTGTCTAAAGAGCATCATAAACATTTAGCCGAACATCATCTGTCTATGGCAGAACATCATCATGCTATGCATTCAAAAGGTGATAAAGTTAAAAAGATGGCTAAAGGTGGTATGGCTAGAGAAACAATGGGGTCTCATGGTATGGGCATGGATGTAGAAAAAGGTTCTAACAAACCGACAAAATTTGGTGAGTCGGCTGTTCAGAAAAAAGGTCACACTAAAGGTCGTAATTTAGGGGATTCTGGCCCTACAGTAAAAACCCAAACCATGCGATTTGCTGCAGGTGGTAGTGTTCATACTCGTGCGGATGGAATTGTTAAAAAAGGGTTCACACGCGGTAAATACTGTTAAGGAAAAACCATGAAACATCATGAAGATATTGGTAACGAACACAAAGGTTTTAAACATATTGTTGATGATATGAAGCGACATCATGAAGGTAGTCATGTTCATCATCACATGGAATATGGCAAACATGCCGCAGGTCATATGAAAGAGCATGAGAAAGTAGAAAAACTCTGTGGTGGCGGCAAGGCATGATGGCATCTCGTGGGATGGGAGCAGTTAGCCCATCCAAAATGCCTAAAAAAAAGGTCATTCAAAGAAAGGATGACCCTAACGCTGTTGGCATGTTTAAACGCGGTGGTAAGGTTAATGCCGCAGGAAATTATACAAAACCTAGTCTTCGTAAACGTATTGTTTCACAGGTTAAGGCGGAAGCAACACAAGGTACTGGTGCGGGGCAGTGGTCAGCTCGTAAAGCGCAGTTAGTAGCAAAGAAGTATAAAGCGGCTGGTGGAGGATATAAAGATTGAAAGCGCCACAACAATCTCTAAAAGATTGGGGAGACCAGAAATGGACTACCAAGTCAGGCAAAAACTCATCAGAAACAGGTGAACGGTATCTGCCTAGAAAAGCTATTAATGCGTTAAGTCCACAAGAGTATGCGGCAACTACTAGAGCAAAACGAGCAGGTAAAGCGGCGGGTAAACAGTTTGTAGCCCAACCCAAAAGTATTGCAAAGAAAACGGCAGGTTTTAGATAATGGCTAACACCACAGGAGTCACAACATTTAATTTAACTCTCAATGATGTCATTGAGGATGCGTTTGAACGTTGTGGACAGGAACTTCGATCAGGCTATGACATGCGCACAGCCCGTCGTTCTTTAAACATGATGACCATTGAGTGGGCTAATCGTGGGCTTAACATGTGGACTGTGGAGCAGGGTCAGATTGTAATGGCGACGGGACAAGCAATATACCCTATACCTAGTGATACGATTGACCTGCTAGATCATGTTGTACGGCAAAATAATGGCACTACAAACCAGTCAGACATTAACATTAGCCGTATCTCAGAGTCTACGTATTCAACGATACCTAACAAGTTAGCCCAAGGTCGCCCCATTCAGGTTTGGATTAACCGGCAGTCAGCGCAACAAAACCTTAGTACTGCTGTAGTTGCAGCTACGGTATACCCTACAGACACGACGATTACATTAAGTTCTACAGTTGATCTGGGTTCAGCAGGGTTTATTCAGTTAGACAGCGAGGTTATTAGTTATCCCAACGTTAGCGGTAATCAGCTTATCAACTGTGCCCGTGGACAGAACGGAACAACAGCGGCCCAACATAATGTTAGTACTACTGTTACCGTGTTAAACTTGCCTTGTATCAATGTTTGGCCTACACCTAACTCCCCCGGAGATCAGTATTCGTTCATCTATTGGCGGTTACGTAGAATACAGGATGCGGGTGATGGGGTTAATGTAGAAGATATGCCATTTCGGTTTATTCCGGCGATGGTTGCGGGGTTGGCAAGCTATTTAGCTGTCAAGCTGCCTAATGTAGACCCCAATAGAATAATGATGTTGAAAGCGGATTATGAAGCAGCGTATGCTTTAGCAGCAGAAGAGGATCGTGAAAAAGCGCCGGTACGATTTGTACCGCGTGAGATGTTTATAGGTGCGTGATGGATAGGGAAGCCAGAATAGGGTTAGCACCTTTTGGTATTCGGCATAGTGGTGAAGGTGCTAAAGGAAAAGGTTATTTTGGTGAACTGCCAAGTAAAGATGGCATGGTTTCAACAGAAATTTCTACAGAAAGTGATATAGGTGAACACCCGCTTTTGGTTCCAACTTTAACCAGAAAAGAAATACAACATCTTTTAAGTGGCGAAGAACCGACTGAGGATATTTACAGAAAAGCTGAAGAACACGCAATAAAAAGGGAAAAAGCTGGCAAAAGCAAATTTGCTAGCCCAACAGAATTACGTTATCCATTGCCTCCTGAAGATGAAGGGTCTTTTAAGTTATATAAAAAAGGTGGTAAAGTATCTTTGGCTTCTAGACGTGGGGATGGAATTGCAATAAAAGGCAGGACAAAAGGTAGGTTTGTATAATGCCTAATCGGTTTGCATCAGGTAAATATGCAATAGCGGAGTGCGACCGTTGTGGCTTTCGTTATAAGTTGACAGCGTTAAAGAATTTAATTATTAAGACTAAGAATGTACCGATTAAAGTTTGTCCTACGTGTTGGGAACCGGATCAACCACAGTTATCATTAGGTTTGTATCCAGTTAACGATCCGCAAGCGGTTAGGGAACCAAGACCCGATGTTAGCTACCAAGTGTCAGGAACGAGTGGATTACAGATTGTCGTTAATGGAACTGGCATCCAAGGGTTTGGAACGCCGGAAGGTGGTAGTAGGGTTATACAGTGGGGTTGGGCCCCAGTTGGTGGGTCACAGGCAAATGATGCGTACTTGACCCCAAACAATTTATTTATTCAAATTAGTATTGGTACCGTAAATATAGCAACCACATAGGAGTTAAAATGGACAAGAAACAAGTTAAAAGTATTGCTGATGTAGAGGCCAAAAAAGAAGTTAAAGGTCACGAAAAAAGAATGCACGGTATGAAAAAAGGCGGTGTTACTTCCGCATCAATGAAAGCTATGGGCCGTAATATGGCTCGTGCCGCCAACCAACGGGGTAAATAATGGCTAAGCAAATTGCACCAACAACTAAGAATAGCCCTCCTATTGCGCATCCATCCGTTGTTCATAATGGCCCTGCATCTGAATACGCAACCCATATGAAGTTGCAAACCAAGTCTCGTGACGAAACCGACGCACATGCGGAGTACGCTACACATAAAGCTGCTCGTGATGTCAATATCAATGACCCTATTCCTAACGGTGTAAGTTATGGTACTTCCCGTGAAGTGGAAACAGCCGGTATTGAGATGCGTGGAGCAGGCGCTGCTACTAAAGGGCGTATGTCTCGTGGGCCCATGGCTTAAGGATTAGACATGAACTACGCTCAGCTTAGCTCAGCAATTCAACAGTATACAAGCAATACGGAGACATCTTTTGTCGCCAACATACCGTTATTTGTAGAACAAGCTGAGCAACGTATTTACAACACCATTCAATTTCCTTCATTGCGGAAGAACGTGTTAGGTACGGTAACAACAAGCAACAAATATTTGTCTTGCCCCACTGATTTTCTTGCCGTGTATTCAATGGCGGTTATTCAAAACTATGGGCAAGCCACCGAAATTTACACCTACTTATTAAACAAAGATGTTAACTTTATTCGTGAGTCTTATCCCAATAGTAAAAGCGTTGGCTTACCGGCGTACTATGCGTTATTTGGCCCTACAGTCGCTGGCAGCACGATCACCAACGAACTAACGTTTTTGTTAGGGCCAACCCCTGATGCTGGATATAACTTTGAGCTCCATTATTATTATTACCCTGTATCTATTGGCGATACAACAAACAATCCCAGTGGTACTTCTTGGCTTGGCGATAACTTTGATACTGTATTGCTTTATGGGGCATTAGTTGAAGCCTACACCTATATGAAAGGTGAGCAAGATATGGTGCAGTTATACGTTGCTAGATACCAAGAAGCATTAGGTCTTGCTAAACGTTTGGGCGATGGCATGGAACGTGGCGATGCTTACAGAGATGGTCAGTTCAAGCAGAAGGTAACCTAATGGCTTTTACAGGAAACTACACTTGCAATACGTTTCTAACTGGGCTACCCAGTGGCACGTTTAACCTTAGTACCGGCACAAGCAACGTATTCAAGATTGCCCTTTATACCAATACTGCCTCTCTAACTAATATTACGGCGGGGTATACTAGCGTAGGTGAAACGTCAGGCGGTAATTACGTAGCAGGGGGCCAGATTTTAGTTGTTAGCCAAGTTCCAGTTGTGACCAACAATGCGCAACCCGCGTTCTTTTCCTTCACTAATGCTGCATGGACGGGTTCTATTACGGCTCGTGGAGCGTTGATATATAAGTATGATGGAGTAACTAACCCTGCAATGGTAGTTTTAGATTTTGGTTCCGATAAAACTTCAGCCGCTACATTTACGGTTCAGTTCCCAACAGCAAACAATTCATCAGCTATTATTAGGATTGGATACTGATATGATAGTTACCACAACAAAAGGCGATATGGATGACTCGTTGTTAGTTAAAAAGACGGGTTCCGTAGACAATGATATTGAGTATACAGAATGGGTAGAATATTACTTA